TACATCGCCATATACGGCAATGGTTGCAGTGTTAGCGACATTACCGCTACCAGTGTTCACATTGACATACAGAGCTTGGGTTGTAAAACCAGTAATAGCAGAACTGCTGTTATACGGACTAGCAATTGTAAGGTCTTGGTAAATACCAGCGCCTGTCAAATTGGTTAGCGTTGTATTTGCTACTACAGCGTTAGAAATGTTGCCGTCAGAGCTAGTAGTTACAGAAATAACCACATTTGAGATATTCCCAATTGGATTATTTACAGTAATTCTACGAACAATAACGCCACCAGATCCAACGGTTGCATTAGCATTAGTTAAGCCACCACCTAACAACGGCAGGGTAATACCAGTAACGGTAGCGTTCCCTGTCGTGTTAAATGCTGTAGCTTGCTTAACAGCAATACGACCATTCCCGAATGAATCAAGGTAAAACTGTGATACTGAATCAGGATTAGCCATTTATTGCCCCTTAACTGTTAAAAGTGCCAGATACAGGAGAACCACCATTTACAGTCACTAATTGCACTGTAGCGTTAGTAGTAGCCAATAACTGTACATTCGTACCGTCAGAAATAACCATACCGCCAGAGTTAACAGGATACACATTTGACCATGTAGCCACATTAGAGGTGGTGTTGTAATTTGTAACAGTTTGAATGACCACATTGGATGTACTAACTACTAGATAAGTTCCAGCAGGTACGACATTACCAGCGGTGGTTGCAGCGATATTTGCTTGCGCTTGAAAATACGAACCAGGCGTATTTTCGTATGTACCAGCAATGAGGATTTTATTTAAACCGAGTGCCATGACTATATCTCCTTATAGTGAAATTGAGTTATAGCCAGAGACACGGGTCATTGACTTAGGTTTGGTGCTCACTAATTCAGCGATCATCAAAACTGCGCCAACATAACCGATCTGCCAGTTTGGAAGTGTCGATTCAAAACCAGTAAATACAAAAGAACCCTGATCATGAATATACAGGCTTAAGTAATTGCTGTTAATGAAGTAAACAGTGCCTTCTGGACAGTATGGGTCTGGATAAACGGGAACACCAGCAACCATCAAAGCACGGAAAGCTGCTTGTGGGCCATTGGAGTCGCTATCAAAGCCATGTCCTGGGGTAATAACATATTGCTCTTGACCAACATAGTCTTGAGCTAAAAGAGTCCAAGTTCCAAAACCGCAAACACCAAAAGTAGGAACTTCTGCACCGTTTTTCACAGTTCCAGAAATGTACTGAAGAATGTTCTGACGAGTTGGATTAACTGAACCAGCGTTGTAAACCTTAGACTTCCACCATGTATAGGTGCTACGGTTAATGTTTCCGTAGGTAGTCATGTTTGTACCATCATCAATAGCACCAGGCAGTCCAATGAACTGTTGAGTGTTAGTGTAGTTGTTGTACAAAGCGGTTGCCATTGCGTCCATCATCACATTGGTCGCGTCATTCATACGAGCTTCAATCAATGGGATGATAGCGTAATCTTGCTGAACTGCACCTTCCATACCAAGGAACGGTACAGGAGAAATCATCAGCTTAAGGTTAAATTCAGCATTGAAAGCACCTTGCTGAACTGACGGCTGGTTAAAAGAACCAGAATAGTCAGACCATTGGGCGTTAACAAACTGCGCACCTTGTACGGGTACGGTTACTTGGGATACACCACCTGATGCCTGTTGACTGTTTGCAATCAAAGCAGCCATTAAGGGTGTGCTGTTGTAAAGCTGTACGACCAGCTTGGGGATAAACGCGCGGCGAGTTACATAAGTAAGTTCGTTATATTGCGATGATCCTGACGCTGGAACTATTCCGCCACCTATTGGCATAATAATTCTCCATTAAAGTAAATATCCCCTATTTACTGCGTTTTAATAACCTATTGGTCTTGCGTTTTTGCGCAATTCCGTTAGTGCTTTTGCTGCTTCATCCCTTGCACCCATTTGTGGGTTTTTCCAATATTTAGAAAGGTCAAACTTGCTAAGTGCGCTTGGGTTATATCCCATTGCCGAATTAGGCGTAGGAGTTGCAGCTTGTTTCATCCAATCAAAATACTCAGCTGCAGTTTCGTGATTGGAAATGTTTTTTTCTAACATGATTTTTTCAATCTCATCAATGTCTGCCTCATCGCGAGCCAAACCTTTTTTAATCAAATTATCACGCCGAGATTTTAATTCTTCTCTTGCATCTTTTTCACGCAATTTTGATTCCAATTGCATTACCCGTTCTTCGGCAGCGGAAATCTTACCATTGGTAAAATCTTCGATTTCGAGTTCTGGAATAGGCATATTTGGACGCAATCTCTTGGTGAGACGCAATGTTTCTTTGCGAGTATCTGGGTTGTCAGCTAACTCTTTCATCAAGAGAGCCAATTCGTCCCGTTGCTCTAAACTTATATCTTCTAAGGATGCCATGATTTATCCCCTTTCCTTTTAGATAACTTTTTTAGTGTCGCCTGGCTTAGACATAGACATCATGTTCTTGTAGCCAGCTTTAGTTGCACCAGTTAAGCCACCAAACTCTGAATAGCGTGGAGTATTGATAACTTGGCCGTTTTTCTGATTGTTATCAGTTGGTCTGCGTGGGCTTTGTGAGCCGCGTGGTTTAAACAGTTCCATAGTAATTCCTTACATTTGTGGAGTTAAAGAAGGTGCGCCAGCACCAGGAGGCATTCCACCGCCGCCTGGAGGGGCTGGTGGAGGCACTTGGGCAGACATACCTGGGATTGTTGGTGCTTGAGCCATTGCTTTGCCTTCTGCTGTAGCACCGCCAGCTTGGGGTAATGTTTGAAGCATTTGCATAATTTCGTTTGGCTGCAATTCGTTGGTCTTAGCTTTCTTAGGCCCGATGACTGTTGTCATAGTACGAAGTGCAGATAATACTTTTTGACCCTCTGGAGATTCGCTTCCAAGGGCTGGTAAAGTTTGTTCCAATAAATCCATCGCCATTGAAATGTTAATCATCGCGGCTTCGCGATTTCCCATTTTTGGTTCTGGAGTGGACATTGGAGAGCCCATTGGTGGGGCTGAAGTGTCTGACATACCCACGGATGGGTTATCAGGCATAGGTGCTGCGCCAGCGGGTGTTGCACCATCCCGTTGGGATTTAATCATTTGCATCAACTGGTCTGATGGTACGCCCATAAACTATTCCTATCAAAATTAACGCTAGGTTAATCATAAACTATCAAAAGTCAAGTGGGGGGCATTATTTTCTATTCCCTCCCCCCATAGGGAGGTTTAGCGGTCAATCGCTAGAATCCTTGCGGATTACTTGCGACCTTTACGACCTTTACGACCTTTACGCATTTAAATCTCCTATACGCAGGCGGCCACCTATTTATAGGGTAAGGCAGCCATAACCCTTTTCCTCATCGTGTGAAGGAACGAGAAAATTTATCTCCGTGACTTGCGTGATTTTTTATGTGACTTGCGCATTTAAATCTCCTAAGTGAACTATCCCCTAACTGTACGACCATAATTACGCGTTTTTGAACTTCTGTCAAAACTTTTTATACCTTGAGTACGATATTGCAAATTAGGGCTTGTGTCACTCCGTTTTAAATTTTCGGTAGTAACTCTGGGTTGGTCAGCTTTGGGCTGTACATTACCTGTTGCCATTATTCGCCTTTCGGTTCTTTTTTCGGTTTAGCCTCAGGCGCAGCTTGCGGTTGCGATGCTTGCTGCTTTTCCCGTTGCTTTAATTTATCTTTCAATAATTGTTTCATCGGTGGTTCTGTTAAGTCAAGCAAAGATTCCGCATCAATGGCTTTTGCTTTAAATAAATTAAATGCCAATTGTTTCAAATCTTCTGTAAAAATTGGGCTGTTAGAGTGAGCATCTACTTTTACCACGTAATCTTTAGTAAATTGTTCGGCAATAAACGGCATATCTTCTGTGTCGTTAAAATGCGTTGGGTCATACGATTGAATGAGCTTCAAATACAAGGTAGCGACCTTTTCTAAGCTATCTTCTACAATTAAAGCGCGTTTTTTCGCGCGTGAGCTTCCAAGACGGGCTAATTGGCTTGCATGGCCAGTCGATCTGACTCCAGCTTCTCCTTTACCGCTCAACACATTGGAAATGCCCGATACTTCGGCAAACATCGCATCAATTTCGTGGATTACTTCAAATAAGTCAGGTGGCATCTCTGGCGCAAGGCGATCTACCTTTGCTCCTGGCATATCGGTAGCAATCATTGAGCCAGCACGTTGCATAGCAAAGTATTTCTCGTCTGTGATACCTGAGAAGCCGCTAAAAGTGGTTGGTGGAGATACTTGCTTGCTAAGAAGGTCAAGAATCTCGGTCATGCGAGTGTTACGCAGCTGCTGAAGCAAGATCAATTGTTGACACTCGGATGCACCCCAATAGTAATCGTATAAAGGATTAGGACAAATCTGAATAAAAGGACATTCACCTTTAAGGAATAAAGATTCGCCTGGTCGGTCATACACAATCACATCGGGCGCGGCCATAGTAACTACTTGATAGTCCTCGGTGTCATCATTCCACACCCAAAGCTCGGTCATTTCAATAGTTTCTTCGGCTACACGGGACTTATAACGGTTCATACCGTATAAATCTAAGTTCACATTACCGTAGATGGTTGGGTTGGTCTGACTCATCACAATGCGGTTGACCGCTTCTGGGATGTCTGACTCGGATACTTTTGTTCCTGTGCTGACGCGTGAAACAATAGCATCTCTCTTAGGATGGGAATACAGACGGGCGTAGAGTTCCGATTTGGTCATGTAGTAGGTTTGAACTATGGCCTCTTGCCTGTCTGTATAGGGCGTGTCCTCCCGCAGCACACCAATTGCGGAAGGTTCAATCATGTAAGGATGAATACCGTTGTTGTACACCAGCTTGATAAAGGTACTGTTGTAAACCAATGACCAAGTTAATGCGGTAGAGAATACTTGGTCGGCATTGGAGTTTAGCCACTCATCATTTAACGCTTGGGTTAATGAAGGGGTCTTACGGTGTTCCATTTGGTTAACCGCCGCGCCCAATGCAATCGAAAATCGGGTGGTTTCTGCGGAATATAAAAAGCTAGTAAGCTGATCTAAATGCGGATGAATCTTGTTGAAATACGCTGGCGGGGATTCTGGATCATTACCAAAAAGATAGAAAGATCGCAAAGTCGTATAGTCTCCGCGTCTTTCTTCTCTTGACACCATACATTTTGCAATGATGTCTAAATAAAAATCTTCTCTCGATTCTCCGCTAGGTATTCTCATTTTTTGATCTGTAAGTTTTGTGGGTCTCTCATTGTAGAGCTAGGATCAATTACAGGACCAGTTTTAATACCAGCTTGTCCTGGTGTCAAGCCCACTTGCTCATCTCTGATTGGCTTAATCATTCCACCCAATACGGATTGCATATTCATACCTTGGAATCCGCCGCCCCAGATTGCCGAGTCACCTGGGCGGGATTCTTTTTGAGCTGCCTCTTGCGCCACAGGTTTGATTCTGTCTTTGTTAACTCCTTTTTTACGGGTAGCGAACTTTTCTGCGTCTGCGTATTCTTTTTCGGTGAACTTGTTTCTTTTGGTAAGGAAGCCTTGTTGGTGCTCGCCTTCGCGCGTGGTTTTGATGTCTGACATACCGAACTCGATGGCAAGTTGCTTGGTACTTTTGTCTGTAAAGGTAGTTTTCGCACTAACGAGGTTAGGTGCTTGCAAAAATACGACCATAACTTCTTCATCACAATCCTTCATAGGACATTGAGCCTTGCGGCTTTCGAAGTATCCATGTTTAGGACACTTATAATCGTTAACTACTGCCATTGTTATCTCCCCTTCAATTGTTCGTCAAGTGTTAAATCTGAGTAATCGTATTTAGGCTTGACCCCTAAATTGACTTTAAATTGACCGTTTTCCAGTTTTAAGCCCATACCGCGTTCCATTACGGGCTTGGCTTCCTTGCGATATTGCACAAATTTAGTGTTATCTTGGTTTTGCATAATGGCTACTTCACCGCCAACCCATGCTTTATAAGCCTTGTCCACTCTGCGCTGGATGTATTCGGTAAGGGGCGTGATTTCGTCTAGAAACACATCGCGTAGATGGTCTTGATTGATTCCCGCCAATTCAGCAAATAAAGCGACAGAAATACCCCTGTCCTTATCCCGTAAGAACTTTTTAACAATTCTTCGTAATTCAGACTTGGGGTATACCCTAGCATTTACCATAAACACCAATCCTTTTGAGATAGTCAGATACATTGCGTCCAACTGTCAATTGTTCTGGGGTGAAATCGTCTTGTACACGCGACACGTTGCGGGTAATCTTTTGAGCAATCAATCTAGGCTGGACTTGTTCGGCATAAGCAGCGCACGCTAAAGCAGCAGCAATCACCCGATCATCTTTGTTACGGCCAGACGCTTCAATTGAGCCGCCGTCTCGAATGGTGGTTTTCATTTCTTCAATGGTGTCCATATCCCAAATGTCCATCATGCCGCGTTCAAAGTAATCTTTCATGTAAGTAAGCATTCGCTCTTTGGTGGCTGCCGTAGTCATCCAGCCAATAGAGTTAGACACCCCTCCAAGAGTATCGTTCCTACGCCAAATGTAATTTTGCATATTGCCGTACACATCTAAGAGGTCTTTTCCTAAAGCCGTACCCATAGAAGCGGCTTGACGCTTAAGGTTACGCAATTCATTGATGACGGCTTGTCCTGGACCATTGATTTCCAAGTTCAGCGTGGAGTTCTTGTACGCACCCGCTAAGTGAGCAATAATCCAAGCGAACTGATAAGTATTGAGTTCGGAAGTCGCAAATGAAGCCACTTGTTCAAGTCCATCGGCATATACCCGAAATACTTGGATACAAAAGCGATCAGCCCAATCGCTAGAACCGTAAGCTGGGTCAGCACCAATAACATAGTAAGCAGTATCAACAGGTTCTTCCCATATTTTAAGGGTGGCAAGTCTTTCTGTAGATTTAAGAACTTCTGTATCTTGGAAATTAACGCCAAAACTATAGCGATAGGAATCAAAAGAAATTTTCTTAAGTCTTTTAACGGCATCTGTACACCTCGCATTAGAAAAGAACGACTGCCCCGTCATTACAAAGGCGTAGTCCTCGGTGGGCGGAAACTCCTGATACATCAGGCTATCATCTTTGAT